CAGATTCCCTTATGCCAAGACCTCTTTTATTATGCCTTAAAAGCGAAAAAATAGTTTGTTATAGTGTGCCTGATAATAAAGCGTTACATTGTAACGATACAGTAACATTGTGTAACACAGAGAAAGAGATAGAGATAGAGAAAGAGAATAGAGATAGAGTAAAGAGAAAAGAGAAAGAAAAAGAGATAGAAGAGTTATTTGAGCGATTATGGAAAAAATATCCGGAGAAAAAAGGAAAAGGGCAGGTAAGTAAAAAGAGCAAGGATAGGCTACTTGATATTGGCTACGAGCAATTCGAAAGAGCGATAAAACGCTATAAAGAAGATCTGAAAGAAAATAAATGGAGAAAACCACAATACGGCAGCACCTTTTTTAACACCGGATATGAAGATTATCTCGACAAAAATTATCAGCCACCAGAGAGGACGGCAAAACCGCCAGTAAGCAGAAACTTAAACAACTTCGAACGCAGAGGATACGACATGGATTCTCTGGAAGAGCAGTTATTGAAGTCAAATTAAGGAGGAATTATGGAACCGAAGAAAGTAACGATAAATTACGCTCTGCTCTGCAAGGAATTGGAGAAGCAGGGCAAGACGAAAGAGAAATTCTCGGCGGAACTCGGGAGAAGCAAGTCTTTTGTCTGCAATATGGCGAAGAACCCGGAACAGACAGAAGATTTTGAAAGAACCATGTGTTTACTTCTCGGACTTGAGCCGGGAAGTCTGGTGAAAGAACCGGAGAAGAAAGGAATGACTGCGGCGCAGGCTCTTACAGTGATCAGGGATGAAATTTTAGAGAATCGTAGAATCATGCAGGAGAATTTTGAGAAAATCTGGAACAAGCTGAACACCAACACTATCCAACTGGAAAAGATTAAGGACAAGGTCAACGAGGTATCTAAGACTGATTATGACAAGGCAGTGGAATGGTTAAGAGACAAAATGGAAGGTGGTCGCTATGACGGGGCGAAGTTGCTCATGGAGTCAGAAGCGGCAGGAATTAAAAGGTCGGACATCATGAAAGCGAAAGCAGAACTTGGAGTAAGAATCCAGACTACAGGGTACGGAAAGAATGTGAAAGCATGGTGGAGCTTAAAGGGTGAACAGGCATGAACATGAAAAGATATGGGTTTAAGATTTGCAAGAAAAGACACGGAAACATGGATTTTTACACAAAAGTTAGCTCCAAGCGCAAGAGAAAGAAGAGGGTGAGAGGAAAATGACAAACAATGAGAAGTTAAATAGCATAACAGGAGAAACGGATACGCCAGAAATCTCCGCAGTGAAAATGCTTTTAGCTAGAATTGAAGAAGATGCAGAACATGGGGATTATGATGGTAATCGTGAAACATATCTAGGACTTTACAAAGCCCAGAAAGAATGGTTGGAAAGAGAGGTTGAAAATGCGTAGGCCAGCACACTTTCTGGATCCGTACCAGTTCCAAATCGAAGAGATGGTAAAACTC